TTATATCTAATAGTTTTTTGTCTGGACGACCTTGCCCTACTGGTAATGCTGGTATTATTGTTGCTGGTAATATTGATTGTTGGTTCGCTAAACTATTGTTTGTTATTGAATGAATTGATCCACACGCTAAAACTAATGATCTAATAATATCAGCAATTCGATAACCAAAATTGGTTGCTACATCTTGAACATCATAATAATTGCCTCGTTCAATAATTGTAAAATTTGACCTTGTTGTTCCTCCTGCTCCTGCTACTACGGTTGGAGCATTAACTCCAATACGAGCAAATGAGTTTTTCATTTCAACATTATAAAAATTATTAGGCATGTGAAAATCCACTAAACTTATTTTCATTACTTCTCCATCGCGACATTCCACAGTGTTGCCTTCAAAATTATAATGGACGTTGTCACCTTTGCTTTGTCTGTCGCCCACCACATTTGACCGCTCACTGTCAATGTATAAATTAAAAGCATTTACTACGTCTTGTCCTTCATAGCGTGGGGTCGAAGCCATTTATATATAATAGGCAAGATATTATATATAATTTTTTTTAATTTATTTACAACCTTTTAAAGGTTGTGCCAAAAACTTCGTTCAAGGGGGTATAGGGGATGTATCCCCCTCTTTTTCCTCTTTTAAAAGTTGTTCGCTACGTTCTTTAACTTTGTTTAATTCTTCCTGTAGGTTAGCATAATTGTATTTAAATGGATTAGTTTCAACACGCTTTTTGATTTCATCTAACTCTTCTTTTTTTGTATTCACACACATATCATAAACCATTTCTGCGTAGTAAGCGTCTACCGTTGGATAAATGATTTTCAGTTTTGCCATTGCTAATGCTTTGTCCGCCAGTTGGTCATCGGTGTAATTGTAAGGGTTGGGTGCTTCATAACGGGGAATGCCAGAAATATCCATATATATATTACTAAATAAAATTATTTCTAAATATTTACTAATTACAAAATTACGAAGTTTGGTACATACTTTCTATTAGAGCTAATTGGTCGGGAGTGCGACGGTAATGCTTGTTTAATGCTTCAAGTATGTCCGAATCATCTGCATGATAGCGTTGTTTGCTTAATCCAGTTCTTATTTGTAATAAATCGACAAGGTTATTAAATGTACTTTCGTCGCCATCACTTAATTGGGTTAGCAACCGTTCGATACGATCACTTACATTTGGTAATTTTTTATTTGTAATTGGTTGTAATTTACTTTTAGCATTAGTTTGCGACTTGTATGTATCCATAGCATCTCCGTAATCAATAGGCATCATCATTCTCATATTATTTATATCGTGTTTTGCTGTTCCAAGTGTTCTAATATGTGATTGTCCTCGTGCTGGTTTCACGCCTAAGTATATGGTCTTGTCTAACATAATACCACTAAGCGAATGCGCTACATTAATTGATGGTGTTCTTAACTCTTGATGCTTCTTTGAAATAATAACGTCGCCCTTTAAAGTTCGTAACATTTATATATATACTTTTTATTTTTTTTGTTCTTTTTTATTTAATTCGTCAACTATGATAAACTTATCAAAATTAACTCTAAACATAGATGGATGGTTATCCTTTTTATGTAAATCAATAAAGAGGAAAGGATGTGAACCTCCTGTTTCAATAGCATAATCATAAACTTGTATAAATTTATCTTTACCAATCTCTCCACCACAAGAGTCAGCAATGTCATCTAATTCTTGATTGTCCTTCGTGCGAAAAATAATCATACTAGTACATTGATTTCTAATAACTCTATTAAGACCACCTGTTTGACATTTGAATGACTGAATAAGAAAAAAGAGAGAAACACCTATACTACCACCCTCTTCTAATTGACCTAAATGGCGACTATATGTTGATAAAGCATTTATTTTGCGAGGTTTACTATATATCATTGAACCAAGCATATCATCAAATAAAACTGCTATGCGAGGTTTTTGACCTTTCCATCTATGTTTTGGTTTTACAAAATCATTATCAAAAAACTTTAACATTAATTCATCTCCAACTTTTTGTCCTTCTCTTATATCTCTCATTAATTTATTATATTCTTTCATTTCGTGTCTATATCTCTCTAAATCTCTTGCCTCTTCATTTACAATTTCTTTTATTTTATCAATACAAGTTAAATCATCTGGGTCATCAAAGGTATGTTCTATGTTTAATCTACTCATTAATTCTTTATTTGAGTTCATTGTGGGAGATACTGCTATTGTATAGTCAAAACCCATTTTCTCAATTAAATTTATAATTGCACAACTTTTGCCACTACGGCGCTTACCAACGCACACATTAACCTGTCCAGAACGTGGCATATCAGGTGGAGTTTCATAAGTTCCACTTTCATTTTTTGGTGGGACTATTTGTAAACCCTTCACACTTTTAGTAGTTAGCATTATATATATAGCAACTTTTAAAAGTTGCGCAAATTAAATTAAATAGAGGGTGCGCTCCTCTTTGAGCGCTAATAATAATTTCTTCTATTTATAAATCCCCCATTATTTGCCATCATATCAACAAAGTTAGTAAACTCAGGTTGGGGTTTTTTTGGAGTTGGTGGTGGAGCGTATTGTGGTTCAGGAGTGTTAGGTGGAACTGGTGTTGTTGCTGGAACTTTTTTAATACTATCATTTTTGGATTTGCGTTTGACAAAGATTATATGTTCGTTGCTAGAGAATTCGTCCTCGTCATCACTTGACTGTTCTACCACTATTCTTGCCTTCGGCAATTTCTTGGTCTTTTTCTTAACTATGACTGGTTGCTCTTCTTCGTCCTCTTCATCAGCCTGTTCTAAATGGCGTTCTAAATTAGGTACAATAGTATTGGTATAGCGTGGAACTGGTAATAAACTATGATCAATGTTATTAGGGATTAATGATTTTTTGACTGCTTCATTTAGCTGACGCTCACGCTCTAATTTTTCTTCGAGTGCCGCTTGTGCCATCTCCTGCTGTTCGGCTTTAAGTGAAGCACCTGCTTGGCGGATTTGGAGAGCACGATGCCTTGCTTTTGCGAGTTGTTCTAATCTTTCTGGGGTTAATACCTTCTTTTCCTTCTTTTTTTCGACTTTCTCAACTTCGCCTTCTTCGACCTTCTCCTTTTTCGCCATTTATAGACAGTATAGAAAAAAAATTTTGTGAAAATTTCTATCTTTTTCTAAACATTTTCTATAATTTCTATTTTAACTTTTTTAAGTTCTTTTTGTTTTAAATAATATTGGTGTTTTCGTTCTTTAATTTTATCAGCATTAGCATCACGATATATTTTATCTCCTTCTTTAATTTTATCAGCATTAGTTTCACGATATTGTTTTCGTCTTTCATTAATTTTATCAATATTATTTTCTTGATATTTTTTATCTAATTCCTTTTTTTTATCAGCATTATCATCACGCCACTTTTTACTATTTTCTTTAATTTTGTCTTTATTATTTTCTCTATAATCTTTTTGTTGTTGTCTATTTTTTTCTCTATATTGTTTTATTTTGTCGGCATTATCTTCTTTATATTTTTTATCATATTCTTTTATTTTATCAATATTGTCTTGATAATATTCTTGAGTGGTTCTTCCAGCAACACATTTATTTACACATTCATTTGCTTTAATGTATTCACCTTCTTTTCTTGCTAATTGTTGTTTATTATTACACGGGTATTCTTCAACTAACTCAATCTTATAATCAGAGCATTCTAAAATTTTAAATGAATTAACATATTTTTTTTTTGTGGTAGCATCATATCTATTATAATCTGTTAAATGTTTTGATAATCTTCGAGAGATTGTTTCAGTAGTAGAACCGTAATAAACTAAATTTTTTGATGGTGACCATAATTTATAAATTTTACTTTTTTGATAATTAGGCATACGATTATACTATTATACGATTTATGTTTTTAAATCAATTTTATAAATTAAATCGTTTTTTAAATAATGCTATATTCTCTCTTAAACTGGTTGTAGGACCCCATAATAAATTTTTTGATAATGAGCCTGCCGTAGTAGGTTTTTCAAAATCCTCGTTAACTTTATGTCTTGCTATATACGCTTTTCGTTTTGCTTCATCCTTGTTATCTAAATAAGTACTTGAGTTTTTTGCACCAAAATGGACTTTCTTTCTTTCGGTATCGCAGCATTTAGTTGCCCCATCACACAT